AGATCGTTCCTCGTGCTTGTTCCATGGATGAAGAATGCGAATCATGCCAATGAGTGACAAGAGCCAACAATACTGGGAAGGCTTCGCAGATGGACAGCGCGACATCGAAGCCCAGATGGACATCGAGGAGCATTCAATCGATCCGAACGACTTCATAAACTCTCTCGACTTGTATTCAGGTTGGCTTATGGGGCTGATTCAAAATAATGGTTCTGACGAGATCGATGATGAAGGTGGCCCGATATACGCGAAGTATTCAGACGCTACCATTGCAGGAATCGCCGCCGCTTTCACCTATGCAAGACTTCTGCGAGTAGTTTCCGCTTGCATTTTCAGACTGAATCAGCGTGACTTCACAGAGGAACATTTTCATCACGAATTAAACCATGCTTTGCACATGATGGAGACCAACAGCAAAGAGGTATTGGATTATGAAGATTGAGAAGCAAATTACAGAGCTGGCTGAGAAATACCACAAGCTAATAGCAGGAGACCATCACAAGGATCGAGATTGCCATTGGCACATAGAAACGAAATGGAGCTATGGAAACGATCCAGTTTTCATCGTGGAACATAATGGATATCTTCACGAAACGGAGCGTTCCACTTTTGATAAATACGAAACGGCTTTGATTTTCCTCCGCGATGAATTAAAAGATGCAATAGAGATTGAAGAATCCACGCAGCAGATGAATGATGGAATCAGGTTCCCCGATGACATTCCCGGCGAGTTGCGAGCCTTTGAACTATGAACTGGAATGAATACGCTTTAGAGTTGGCAACTGTTGCAGCAAAGAAGTCTAAAGACCCATGGAAACAAGTAGGAGCTTGTTTACTTCGCCATGACAACACAGTGGCAGGAATTGGATACAATGGCTTTCCCGCAGGAATGCGTGAGGATTGGGTTGATAGGGATAAGCGGAGGCTCTACATCGTCCACGCAGAGCAGAATGCTTTGCGTTATGTAAAGCCAGATGAGTGTTCGACAATTGCCGTGACATTGTTGCCATGCAATGATTGCTTGCGTTCCATTGCATCTTATGGAATCAAGAAAGTGGTCTATCGAGATATTTATGATCGAGACATCACGAGCATTTCGCTTGCAATAGATTTCGGAATAGAATTGATTAGGATTTCAGACAATAAATAAACACATGAGATTTCACATTCTTGGCCTTCCCCATACAGTAACATCGAAAGAGTTTAACGCCTGCGCATATACTCAGAAGGTGGTGAAATTTGGCAAGATGATGGTCGAACGAGGCCATGAAGTCATTCACTACGGCCATGAGGATTCGGATTTAATCTGCACGGAGAATGTGCCAGTTTTGACTAACGATGATTTTAAGAAGTCTTATGGCTCGCATGACTGGAGGAAAACATTCTTTAAGTTCAACACGAACGATCACGCCTATCGGACATTTTATAAGAACGCTATTCGTGAGGTAGGAAAGAGGAAGAAGAAGCATGATTTTATTCTGCCTTTCTGGGGTTCAGGAGTGAGGCCAATCTGTGATGCTCATCAAGATATGATTTGCGTGGAGCCGGGCATTGGATATGCTGGGGGGCACTGGGCAAGGTGGAAAGTGTTTGAATCATATGCAATATACCATGCCTATTATGGAATGTCTGCCGTTGGTTCATGCAAGCAGGACTGGTATGATGTAGTGATTCCAAATTATTTCGATGAAGAAGATTTTGAATTTAACCATAAGAAGGAAGATTATTTCCTATATCTTGGCAGGGTTTATTCTGGCAAAGGCGTTGATGTAGCGATTCAGGCCACAGAGAAGGCAGGAGTGAAGCTAGTTATCGCAGGGCAGAAAGAGGAAGGATATAAATTGCCTGACCATGTTGAATATGTCGGATATGCCAGTGTGGTAAAGCGTAAGGAATTGATGGCTAATGCAAAGGCTAGTTTTGTTCCTAGCCAGTATATTGAGCCATTTGGAGGTGTCCAGATTGAGAATTTGCTTTGTGGGACTCCAACGATAACGACAGACTGGGGTAGTTTCGCAGAGAATAATTTGCATGGCATCACAGGATTCCGATGCAGGACGATGGGTGATTTTGTGGATGCGATCAACAACATTGATGACATCAAGCCGATGGATTGCAGGAAGTGGGGCGAGAACTTCACGCTTGGGAAAGTTGCGCCGATGTATGAGAAGTATTTTAGCGATGTTTTAGATGTCTACAGGGGCCAAGGCTGGTATGCTGATGGTAACGGCTTGTATGCAGGAATGAAGAATTACCCATGATATACATAATATTAGGAGTTGTTATTTTCTGTGCTTTATTTTTTATTTCTAAATCTATATCTGAAGACGATATAGATCATTAAATATGAAAATAATTGATGTAGGTTGTGGGCCGGGGATTTATGTCCAAGCGTTGCGTGAGTTGGGTCACGATGTTATTGGCATTGATCCAGATAAGCGTTGTCCAGAAACAATCAAGTCGATGTTTGATGAGGATGGAAAGTATGACTTGGCTATCTGTCTGGAGGTAGCAGAACATATTGATGAATTTCATTCTGACGATGTAGTGAAGAAGCTAACAGAGTTGGCTCCGACGATTATATTCTCAGCGGCAGTGCCGGGGCAAGGTGGGCATGGGCATATTAATTGCCAACCAAAAGAGTATTGGGAGCATAAATTTGGCAAGTTAAACTTTGTCGTTGATAGAGAAGCTACGCAGAATTTCATTGACTTTATGCGTTCTGGATACCATATGGGATGGTTAGTAAATAATGTCCAGATATTTAAGTCATACGGAGATGTTTGCTACGATCAGATAATAAAAGAAGAAACACCACAAGCTAAACGAGTTGCAGAATGGATAAATAAAAATATAAAATGAAAAAGATTATATTGCTTTTAATTTTTCCGCTTTTCGGATGTTCAACGATTCATCAAGCAAAAGTTGATTTTCAGAATTTCAATAAAACAATACAATTAAACGCTAAACAAAAAGTAGTATATAGATATTCTTATTTTTAATATGCAGGCTCAATTAATTTTTAATCTACCCGAAGAACAAGACGACCATGCCTATGCGTTGTCTGGACTTGACGCATTACTTGTAATTAGCGACTTGGAGCAAGAGATCAGAAGTAAACTTCGATATGACTCTGGAGAGTTTAAGGAGTTCAATGTTGAAAGCTACGACGATGACGGCAAGAAATCTAATCGGCGAGTAAGGGGTTGCGATGATACGCTTGAGCAAGTGTGGAATGTATTGCTTAGATTTAAGCAAGAACGGAACCTACCAGAACTAGTGTGATAGGCGGAAGCGTAAATAGAACGATCAAGTTAGCCGAGGAGATTCGGGAAGAGGCTGACAAGGATGAAGATGTTGGAATTGTGTATGCGGCAAAGCATATCATTCTAAATGCTGGCAGTGTTAAGGGTAAGATTGAATTGGATATTCCAAAGTCCAAAGAAATAGTGAAGAACTATGTCCAGAGCTTGCTAGATGCAGACCAGTTTGAAGCAGCGGCAACGATTCTTTGGGGGCCACAAGTCTATGATTGGAGGCCAATGTCCAGTCAAAACACATGGAGATGTTTGTTCGATCACGATAAATTGCTGATCCAAGGTGCAGGATCAATGGGTAAGAGCTATGGCGCGGCAGCTTGGTTCTTGTTGGATTGGATGCGCGACCCTCACTATACCTGTATAAAGGTTGTTTCATTAACAGCAGAACACGCTAAAAGAAATATATTTGCTGCTATTAAAAAATTTTACTCCACGGCATTAGTTAAGCCTGAATTTGAAAAAAGTCATGCGCTTGAAAAAAGCATTCAGGCAAATGAAGATGATAAGAACGGAATACATCTTGTTGCTATTCCAAAAGGCGACAGTGGAACGGGAACATTGCGCGGTTTCCACCCAAGCCCAAGAAGTGGGAAGCCGCATCCGAAATGGGGTAGAATGAGCCGAACCCATGTTGTGTTGGACGAAGCGGAAGAAGTCCCTGCTGGTGTATGGGAAGGCTTGCAGAACATCTTGTCTGCGGCGGATACGGAAGGCGCAAAAGGTCGAATCAAGATTTTTGCGGCAAGTAACCCGAAAGATAGGACAAGTGAATTTGGGAAGCGTTGTGAGCCAACAGCAGGCTGGGGTTCGATTGACTGCGAGGACGACTTGGAATGGAAAAGCCGAGACAACTGGAATGTATTAAGAATAGACGCTGCGCGGTGCGAGAATGTTCTTGAAAAGAAAATTATATTTCCGGGACTTCAAACACACGAGGGGTTTCAGGCATACGAAAATCAAGGCAAAAGCGCATCTTATTACACCATGGCTAGGGGCTGGTTCCCACAGGAAGGTGTGTCTATGGCGATCATGACTCCAAGCATGATGGACAATGCCATGGGAATTACCCGTTTTATTGGGCCTGTAGTGCCTCTGTGTGCGTTCGATTTGGCTTTGGAGGGCAATGACCAAGTAATCTGTTCTTTTGGCAGATTTGGGCTTTCTGACGGCTATACACCAATGAGTGGCAGATTTGTTGATTACAAGAAGCCCAAGGT